TTTGAGCTTAGATTTTGGTTCAATGCAAATGGTGGTTGGGGCGAACGTTATTGGTTCAGAAATTAATTATGGACGAAAATACATTCATAGACATATGGAATGAGTGCTGTGAGTTCAATATTGAACAGAAGCCAGAGGAATATAGGCAGTTACTTGAACTGTTGGAATTAAAATGTAAAAAAGGAGCAGTGTTGGAAATAGGTTCCAACTATGGCGGAACTACGGTTGGATTTTGCAGAATGTTCAACAAAGTTATAACCATTGACATAAAACACGATCCAAACTTTGACAAGTTAAAATCCAAGTATTCTGGATATCAGTATGTGTTGGGAGACTCCAAGAGTAATGACATGTTGGAGTATATCAAGAGTCTTGGCATCAAGTTTGATTTTATCTTCATAGATGGCGATCATTCATATGAAGGCGTGAAAAACGATTATGAAAAATACAAGCAGTTTCTTGCTCATGATGGTTATATGGCATTTCATGACATTGTGTATAGCCAAGAAAACGAAGCAAATAATTGCAGAGTAGATAAGCTATGGAATGAATTTGATTCGTATGGTTTGGAAAAGTATATGTTTATTTCGTCGGCAAAAACTCATTCTTATCGTACAGACCAACTATTCTACACATTTGTCAACAATCGACCATATTCATCATGGGGAGGAATTGGTGTATTAAAGAACACTCCTGTAGCTGTGTTCTGTCACAATTATTTGGCAAATGGATGGATTGATATTGTGCAAAGTCAATTGAGCAAATTGATCAATTCTGGATTGTATAAGAGAGCGGACAAAATTGTATATGGAGTATTGCCAACAGATGAAATGTCTTATTCTGCATTCTTGGCTATGATAAGACTTAGGGATGTTGACAAGAAAATTGAAATATATCGTTACAGCAAAAACATGTATGAATATCCTACGCTCATACATCTTCAGAATTATTGTGCCAATAATCCAAACGCGCATGTTTTGTATTATCATGCCAAAGGTACTTCACGCAAGTATGATACCAACATAGAATCTTGGCGCGAATGTCTTGAGTATTTCAATATAGAATTGTGGAGAAAGGCTGTGAATGATCTTAATATTGGCAACCATGATGTATGTGGAGCATTGTATGTTACTTGGTTTGCTTTCTTGGACAAAGTGTTTACAAACTATTATTCTGGTAATTTTTGGTGGTCTAGTGCAAAATATATAAACACATTGCCAAACTTGTCCGCCAAAATGATTGAATCAAAAATGGATAGAGATGTGCCAGAAAGATGGATTGGGTATGGAGCACATAGATGGGCAAACTATTATAACGAAAATGTGTCATCTTGGTATGAACATTATTTCGATCCCAATATTTATAGACAGGTAAAATAAGTTATGTACAAAGGTAAAAAGGTTATACTCACAACCACAGCGTGCAGACGCCCACAATTGCTGTATATGGCAATCAAGAGTTTTGGAGTATTTTGTACAGACAAAGATGTTATAGATGAAATTTATTACTTGGACGATTCATCATCTCAAGAAGATCGTAATTTTGCCATAGAAACATATACAAAGTTTATTGGCAAACCTGTTATATTCAGATTTGTTGAGCGCGAAACATTTCCAGACAATTATAGACATGCCAGAATGCTCAATATCTGGAGAGAATGTGTTATTGAATCGAAAGCCGATTATGTGTTTCATCTTGAAGATGATCATCGCATGTATAACATGCTTACTATAGGCCAGCCTATTGATATCATGCAAAAATATCCAGAATATGCATACATCGGATATTGTCACAGTTGGAAACATTTTCCAAAAGGCATGGAGCCAAAAAGAGTAATTGGGGATTTTTGGGAAACTGTATATTTTGATGATCGTCCAATAAATGATCACTTGTTTATGGATGACGCTATGGCTATGCAGACTGGTCCAGAATGGTGGATGTATTATATAAATTGGCCATATTTTTCATTGAGGCCGGGCGTGCATGATGCAAAAAAACTTTTATCGGTGGGAGAATTTTCAACGACATATGACCGCGAAAAAATGAGTGTAGAACTTGAATTCGCCATCCGTTGGAAAGATATGGGTTATAAAAGCATGATGAGCAAGAATTTTACTTCACTTCATACTGGACAAAGTCCCGAACTTAGTGCATATAAGTTGAACGCATCTGCCAGATAAACATGAGCAAACCAATCAGACTAACTGTTATAATTCCTTGTTACAACTTTGAAAAGTATGTAACACAAGCTATCGATTCTGTGTTGAATCAGAATGTGAACTTTGGTATTGAAGTATTGATTGTGGATGATAATTCTACTGATAATACTTTCAACATCATAAATCAAAAATATGGATCAAACAATTTGGTGAAGATACATCAGTCTCCAAAAAATCAAGGAATAACAAAGAATCTCAAGGACATGATGGATAAGGCGCTGGGCCAGTATCTGTATACAATGGACGGCGATGATTTCATCATTGATATGAATTATCTTCAACGTGCGGTTGATTTTTTGGATAATAATCCAAAATATTCATTGGTATGTTCTGGCTACAAACTTTTATATAACGATGGAACGATGTATCCCACAGAGGACGATCCTGCCGTATGGTCTGCTCCACGTGAAGACATATATCTCAATGATTTGCTCTCGGTGAATTATATTTCATTTGGCAGAGTATTTCGTAATTACAAGAATATCATAAAGCCTTGGATGCACGATGAACTGCATGAAGATTGGACTATCAATGCGGAAATATTGAAGAACGGCCCAGCCAGATGTGACAAGAATTATACAGGAATTTACAGAATAACAAAAGCTGGTCGCATAACTTCCATGAGCGAAGGACAGGTACACGAGAAGAACAGAAAAACTATTGCCGCCATAAAGAGCAATCTTACACTGAAAACAATATCAATTGTTGATTCATTTGTACACAATGAAAATGTTAAAGTTAAGCTTGAGAGATGCATTAAATTTTTGAAAGAGGATGGGCATGAAATTTTGCTGGTGTCCAATACTCCTGTGGATAAGCATATTATACAAGATGTAAAATTTTTCATGTATGATAGCAGAAATCAACTATTCAAGCAGGAATATGAGACAAAAAACACAGTTGATTTTTGGCGTGCATTGAATGGTAATTTGGAAGTACATGATATTGTTACCGCAGTGCAAAAGCACGGTCTCAGTGTTCTTATCAATCTATTCAATGCACTACATTATGCAAAACAACAGGGATATACACATTTTCAAAGATTTGAAGTCGATGATTTGTTTGGTGAAAAATCAAGATCTTGGATCAAGCGAGTTCCAACATATGTACTTGAAGAAGATAAACGAGGATTGATATATTACAATTATGAGAATTCTCCTTCTGATATTTCGTTTCACTATTTCTTCTGTGAGATAGATTATTTTCTAAAGAAGATAAGCCGCATAACTTGTGAGGAAGATTATGTGAAGTATCTGCATGACTATTATGGTAACAAGGAATTCAAGATTGTAGAAGTATTCATGTATGATCAATTAAAGAAGAATGGCGACAAGGAAATATTACAGAAGACTGGAAGAGAAATGAAGATTGATTTTTTCGACACGAAATGGAACACAGAAACTTCCGTAAGTAATTTTGAAACAACATTCTTTGGCTGCACCACCAAGGTGTATGAAGCTAGAAATTGGAATTCTGTGGCCAGAGAGTTCAATAAGAGGGACGATTATGTGTTGGTAACATATTCATACAATGATACACCTATAAAACGCATAATTGATGTTGAAAAACATGATGGTACCAGAGAAACAATCGAGCAGTCTGTACATGCAGCTGGTAGTTGGGTATGGCATGTTCTGTCGCCAAATTCAAAAGCAGTTTCAGTTTATCAAGACGGTAATCTATTATACAATCAACAAATAAAAAATCTTGAATCTTGGGCTGGATTCAGAAGCTAACAATATGAAAGTAATTAATGTAAATCCGGGCATACTTCCCATTCCACCAAATGGATGGGGCGCAATCGAAAAAATCATATGGGATTATCATCTCCAACTGCAAAAAATTGGAGTACACAGTGAGATAAAATACCTTAACGAAATCGAATATGACGATAGCACAATTGTACACGTACATGTGGCAAATTTGGCTAACATGTTTCACGAGAAAGGTGTACCTTATATTTTTACTATCCATGACCATCATGCATATGTTTATGGAAAAGATTCTCCAGTATTCAAAGAAAACTTAAAAGCCATAGAAAACAGTGTATTTTCATTATCACCATGCAAATATTTGCTTCCATATTTTGGTAGCAAAAAACTAAGATATTTTAGTCATGCTGTAAATACCGATGTTTTTACATTCAATAATCGTCATAGACACAATCCACTGAAATTGCTTTGTGTAGCTAATAATGGATATGCATATAACCAAAGTGTGGATAGAAAGGGATTTGGAATTGCAATACAAGCAGCAAAAGAATTAGGTCTTCCAATCACAATTGCTGGGCCAAAAAATAATGACAACTTTTTCAAGACCCTTGACCCAGAACTAAACAACTATTCCAAGCTAACAAAACTGTATGATTTGGATGAAAAATGGTTGGTAAATTTGTACAACGAAAACGATCTGTTCCTTCATTTCTCTGAATTGGAAGCTGGACATCCGAATCTAACATTATTGGAAGCAATGGCGTGTGGTCTTCCGGTTGTTGGAACTTTTGAGGAAAAAGAGTATGATGGCATGGTAGTTTCCGAAAGAAAATTTGAAAATGCCATAGAATCAATTAAATATGCTGATCAAAATTATGATTTATTGAGAAATCATGCATTAAGCAATGCAAATAAAAATTCATACGCTAACAGAGTACATGGTTTGGTCAAACTATACAGTGAATATAGAGAGCGTATTTTCAGCAAGCAACTTGAAGTTGCATACAGTAACACCAAGATAACATATACTGAAGCGAAAAATAGAATCAAAGTAACATTTGATGACGGTGCAAAAGTTGATATATCTGGTGCAGTTCAGAAAAAATACAGAGTAAAATTCATAGATGGTCTTACCAACATGGTTGTATATCAAACTGATATATACAACAACATGTGGGCCACTACAAATACCAAGTACTACAACAAGTGGTTGGTAGAAGTGTTTGATATCACCGACGGCATTGAAGTGTTGGAATATTCCGAGGCAATGGATCTAAAGAATCGCACAGTAAAAGTTGTATTCGACAGTGAAAGTTTGGGAGATATTCTTGCGTGGATCGGCGCCGTCGATGAATTTCAAAATAAACATCAATGCAAGATGTATTGTGTGATATTCAACAAGTACTTGCGTGCTTTACTTGAAAAAAATTATTCAAACATAAAATTTTTGGCTGTTGATGTTTACGCCGAAGAATATTATGCAAAGTATAAGATAGGATGTTTTGATTCAAATGGATATCATCCATATATTCCAAAGGATCCGCGCACATTGAATTTGTGTTCAATTGCAAATTGTATTTTAGGTTTAACAGATGTTGAACATAAACCAAAGCTGAATATTGACAGAAAGAAATACAGTAAAAATAAGAAATATGTATGTATTGCTGTGCAAAGTACATGTCAGGCAAAATACTGGAACAATAAGAATGGTTGGAACAATGTGGTCAAATATCTTAAATCTCAAGGATATGAAGTATGGTGTATAGACAGATTCAACAGCTTTGGCACCAAAGATAATATGAATTATATACCAGACGGTTGCATTGATAAGACCGGAGACTTTCCGTTGGAAGAACGCATGGCTCAGTTGGCTGGTGCAAAATTTTTCATTGGACTAAGTTCTGGTCTTTCGTGGGTGGCGTGGGCGGTAGGTGTGCCAGTTGTAATGATTAGTGGATTTACAAAGGCATATAATGAGTTCTATACGCCGCATCGTATCATAAATGAAAATGTATGCAATGGCTGTTGGAACGACGTTAATGTGAAGTTTGACCGCTCTGATTGGTTATGGTGTCCATATAACAAGAACTTTGAATGTTCTACTCAAATATCTGTGGATAGAGTGCTGTCTGAAGTTAAAAAGTTGATATAAAAACCCATTGATATATATTTATATCATATGGACATTTCTATAACCAATCTCAAAAAGTATGTTTTTGAGCCTAAGACAGAGTCTTTGCGACTAAAGCGTGCCAATGAGATATTGGGGCAGGGAATGATTGCTACGGAAAAAGTGGATGGCACAAAACTTACTCTTGTTCGTACTAATCAGACTGATCCGAATGATTATACCAAGAATTGGGTTGTAGCATATAAGGGAACTGTATTATATCCAAAAGAGTTTGCATACCTTACTCCACAGGGAAAAAAAGATATATCTCAATCATCTGTTGGTATAGGCCAATATGCTTTGATTTTTGATCATTTGGAAAAAATCAATAACAAGATTGCTAGTATTCCAAAAAGCACGGAGTTCAGTGTTGAATTTGCGCAGAACAAGGATACTCTCACAAGAACATATGTTCAGAAAGGTGGAATGTTCTTAAGAAGTTATGGTGAGGTGTCATATCGTATTGTTGGTGGTGGGTTGAATACTGTTCCGAAACAAGAGATCACAGACTATACCAACGTAAAAAGAATGGCAGATCTTTTGGAAATTAGCGCGTTTCCTATTTTCTTTCAGGGCAAAATAACAAGAGAAAATGTAGCAAAATATCCATCAATTGCGCCAAAAATGATGAGCGCCGATTGGAATAATCCATTGGATGTGTTAACCAAGTTTTCTGATGCTATGCTGTCTATACCATCTACTCTTGGTGGTACAACGGAGGGCGTGGTACTGAAACTTGATAATGGAAGCTTTTACAAAATTGTTCAAGCTGACCAATATAGCTCTGATGTAAGAGGTGCTAAGAAAGATTTGTATAAACTTGAGCCAGAAGCGGCCACATCATATTTCCAACAGATCAGAGCACTTATTCAAAAAGTATTTGATACCATTGGCACGGATGGAAAGACAGAAGAAGATATCATATCCGACACAAACTTTTACATTGCCAAAAATGAAAAAAGCTTGGCTAAATTTTTTGATGCATTGCAGAAGATTGCTGGAAACAAAAAGAACCTCGTACAGATCAAGGATGATATTCACGACACTGTTCGTCTTATGACTTCAAAGCAGGAACTCCTTGGGTCAAAAACAAAATCAATCGCGCTTCTTCCTATTGCTGGCAAACCACTACACATTGGACATTGGAAACTGATTGAAAAGGCGGCAAATGAAAATGATAATGTTGTGGTCTATACATCAACAACCGACCGTGTGCGTAAAGGAGAATTTCCGATATATGGCGATGATTTTGTGCAGATATGGAGTGATATGCTCATTCCATCATTGCCAAAGAATGTAAAAGTGAAATTTGTTGATTCTCCATTAAGATCTGTCATGCATGAACTTGGATGGTTTGAACAAAGACTTACTCAAGACGCTGCAAATGTACCAGTCATTAATCTATATTCAGACAAAGAGGATATTGAAACAAATTTCAAGCAAGAAGATCTGAACAAGTATCCAGAATTATTGAAAGCTGGAAAGATCAATAAAGTTGGCGTAGAAAGAACAAGTACGGTCAATGTCAGCGGCACAAAGATGAGAGAATTCTTGCAGAACAATGACAAGGACTCCTTCATGAAATATTTACCTCCTATATCAACCAAGGATAAAGAACAAATATGGAATATTCTTTCATCTCGCAGACCAAGTGATCTTGCTGAAATAAATCCATACGCTGTATTGGCTGAAAAACTGATTAATGAAGTTGCAAATGAAATATTGAATGAAGGCGGATGGAGAAATCCAGAGACACAAGAATGGGAAGTTACACCAAAGATGGTGGCAAAGATCGTGGAAGACACTAACAAATTTTTGAATGATTTCAATGCATGGTCTGGATTATCCAAGTTGTCAACCAAAGGTCCGACAGGAAGTGGAAAATATTACAAGAACGACTTGAATGATCCAAGTATAACTTATGGAGATATTGATATTCAACTTGTATTGCCCGTTGAAAGCAATGAAAGAAAAAATCAATTAGAAGCCAATAAAATTTTTGGAGACAAGATCCGTGAGTTCATAAAGACCAAAAAACCAAGCTATATTCACGACGCAACAAATGATCCAGATTTTGGAATTGGATACTTGATATTCAATGTGGATGGTAAAAAAGTTCAAGTTGATCTTGTACTATCATATACTGTTTCAGCTGATTGGACGAGTGTAAGAACAACGCCAGAAAAAGGATTGAAGGGATTTGTCACAGGAATGATGTTAAGTGCATTGAGTGACACATTGAATGTTGTTCTTGGGTCAAGCACCAATCCGTATATCAACACTGTTGATGGAAAGGTTGTATCATCCTCAATCAAGAAAGATGCTGTGCAAAAATTCCTAAAGCCAAATGAAGTATTTGCCGAGATTGTACGATTTTATGGTGAAATGGCGGACATTGAAAACCCAGACTTATCTTTATTGGTTGGTTATATGGGCCTTGATGCCAACGACCCTTCATTAAAAAAGAAATGCCAAACCGTGGTTGCTTTGGCAAATACACTTGAAAAGAATGGAATATTTGACGCTGGAGTCATAACCTCCAAGGATGGTATAACAATCAAAAGCAGAAAACAATTTGTTGATCGCGTAAGAACCACATACATCGATATGATGCAGCGAGCAAAAACAGCCAAAAAACTTGAAAAAGCACAAACACCAAGCGCCATGAGAACAATAGAAAAAATAAAAAATCATGCTGATCTGGGAATACAGATGGCAAACGAACTTATTAAAGAACATTATACACTTCTGATGGAATCTGGTAAATCCATAGCCGCCGTGGACCCAAAAACGCCAAAGATGGTAAATGGTCAGCCAGCACAGGCAACAACCAAATTAAGAATTGTTGATCCGCAGGGCAAGGATGTGCATTCAGCAGTGTCAAAGGACATCAAGGAACTTGTGTATGTATTGAATGCCAAGGTCGGTTTTTGGAAAAAGAATAATCCGTACATTGAAAATGGATTTATATTCAATGGTAGTTCACAATTTCTAATGGATCCAAACAAGTTTGGTGTGTTGAGCAAATACAAAGATTCTTTTGGTGACATAGATGTTATCATTCCAAAATCAAAATTGGATGCTTTGACATCATTTTTGGACAGCATTGATGACAATAAAGCTGATTGGAATCCGACAACTCAAAACAGATTGTCTAGTAAGTTTTATTATGTTGGACGCACGAAGAGTTATGCATCCATTCCAGATCAACTTGTAACACTTTGGTATTATGATCCAATGAAGCAAGTTGTTCAAGTGGACTTTGAAGGTGATGAAATGTTTCTTGATCCGCAAGGATATGAAAAGCCAAGCGAGTGGACAAAATTCAGCAAAGATTCTCCGTGGGAAGATTTGACCGTAGGTATCAAGGGATTGGCTGGGGCATTAATGCTTCGCTCATTAGCAAGAGCAACAACAGTATTACCAAATGCAGTTGTGTTGACGCCGGGCGCAGTCAAGAAAGTTCAGTCTGGTGCAGTCAAGGAACTTACCGATAAGGAAGTTACTAAAGCAGCACAGCACAGTATTCCATCTGCATACACATTAAATACTGGCGGTGGTGGTACTGGTATACGTAAGGCATACGAATTAGTAAAGACAATGCCATATAATGGGAAGATGGTTGATGCATATAGATTTGTGGAAGCCAAAGAAACAAAACCAGAAGACAGAATCACGGATGTTGGCAGAATATTTGAAATATTGTTCAAAAAGAAAGCATCGCCTGAAGAAAGAGCTGAATTTCGCAGCTATCAGGGACTGTTAAGACTAATGAAGAAATATTTGGACAAGAAAACCATCGACATTGCTATGAATAGATTCACGGAAGTTTTGGCTGGCGAAGGTTTAAATCCAAAGGAATATGCTTCTGTGCAAAAGGCTACGAAAGATATTCTTGGATTGTCTATATAATAAAATACGCGGCAACCTATTATGAACTTTGCCGCATATATATCTTAAAGGTTTTATAATATGAAGAAAAATATAGATATTGTCAGAGATTATTTGAACGGTGAACGCCCTGTGATACAGGTTGGATATCGTGGTGATATGGACAAATATATCATCAGAAAAGTTGGAGAACGTTGGACTGATTCCAGTGGAAAAGAATGGGAACAAAAAGATTATGGACCCGTTGCCGTGACGAGAGTTTCGGATATTATCCGCGAGGAAATGAATGATAAATGTGTATGTTGTAAGAAAGAAATAAGATGGGGAACAAGACAAGATCGTAAAATGTATTATCGTACAAAGAAATGTTTGGATTGTGTTGTGGAAGAAGAAACTCAATTAAAAATCAAAGGAAAATACAAATTGTACGAAACCAAGAAACTGCTTGAGAATGAACTATCGTATTTAAATGATATTCGACAGAAGCTAAAAGAGAGCAAGGATTATCTTGAAAGTGAAGATTCAAAGACCCTTACATGGGCAAATTCAACAGGTATGGTTGAAGAATGGAGTAATGAAGCAAGAGGAGAATTACTTGAAAACGTCAAAAAAGATTTTGTGACTTGTTTGAAAAAAATAAAAGCGGCTGAAAAGGAGTTGAAGAAAGTAGATGGAGAAATTAGCAAAGTTCTTACCCCAAGCTGATGTAATTGATGCATTGGCTCATAGGGTGAAATCAAGATTTTCATCGTCCGATGGGAAATGTGAATACATGGCCCAAGAACTTGTAAAGGAACTAAGAAGCAGAGGAATAAGAGCGGAGCATGTGATGGGGATATTCACATTGGATGAACCGGGAGCATGGAAATATAGATCGGATGAAGATGAAAATTTGGATGAATATCAAGTCAATCACGATTGGGTAAATGTTGAAGGAAAAATATTGGATATATCAGCGGACCAATTCAAGAAATATGTTTATGTGAACATACCTGATGTGGTGTATATAAGTTACTCTGATCCATTATACAGATATTACGAGGAACTTGGACATGTCTGAGGGTAAGACTAAAAATCTCAAAGATGTAATCAGAGAAGAATACATCAAGTGCGCCAAAGATCCAATATACTTCATGAAGAAGTATGTGAAAATCCAACATCCTACACGCGGCACTTTGCCATTTATCACATACCCATTTCAGGATAAAGCATTGGAAAACTTTGTTCATCATAACCAAAATATTATTCTTAAAAGCCGCCAAATGGGAATTACAACATTGGTAGCGGGATATAGCATATGGTTGATGACGTTTCATAATGACAAACAGATACTTTGCTTGAGTATTACACAAGAAACATCCAAGGCAATTGTAACCAAAGTAAGATTTGCAAACGATAATTTACCAAGTTGGTTGAAAGTACCAGCAGTTGAAGATAACAGACTATCACTGAAACTAAAGAATGGATCCGAAATTAAAGCAGCAAGTAGTGCTGGTACATCTGGTCGTTCAAGTGCATTGTCATTGCTCGTAGTAGACGAAGCTGCGTTTATTGATAACATAGAAGAAATTTGGTTATCATCCCAATACACATTATCAACGGGTGGTAAAGCAATTATCCTATCAACTCCGAATGGCGTAGGTAATTGGTTCCATAAGATGTGGACAGAATCCGAGGAAGGATTGAACAGTATGAATAGAATCAGTCTTCCTTGGCATCTTCATCCAGAGCGAGATCAAAAATGGAGAGATGAACAAACCAAACTCTCTGGAGAAAGAGGAGCCGCCCAAGAATGTGATTGTGAATTCAGCACATCTGGTAACACTGTAATTGAAATTCCAATACTTGAATGGTACAGCAAGAATCAAGTAACAGAACCAATTGAAAAACGGGGAATGGATAGAGGCTATTGGATATTTAAATATCCAGAAGCTGGAAAATCATATATGGTGAGCGCCGACGTAGCCCGTGGTGATGCATCAGATTATAGCGCCGCTCAAATATTAGATATTGAAACAATGGAGCAAGTGGCAGAATATAAAGGAAAATTGCCAACCAAAGAATATGCTCGTGCGCTAATCACAATGGCAACAGAATACAATAATGCACTGCTTGTGATAGAAAACGCAAATGTTGGTTGGGCAGTCATACAGGAAGTATTGGACAACAGTTATCCAAATTTGTTTTATAGTTCATCGGATCTTCAATATGTTGATGTCGAAAATCAAATGACCAACAAGATAAATGCGCAAGAAAAGAAGATGACTCCGGGGTTCACCACTTCAAACAAGTCTAAGCCTCTTCTAATATCAAAGCTTGAAAGCTATTTCAGAAATAAGGAAGTTATTATTCATAGTAAAAGATTGGTTGAAGAATTACAAGTGTTTATATGGAAGAGTGGTGCTGTGTCATCAAAGGCAGAAGCAATGGATGGATATAATGATGACCTTGTTATGTCTTTGGGAATTGGACTTTGGATAAGAGATGTCGCGCTAAGATTAAGAAAAGACTCAGAAACTATAACAAGAACCATACTTGATAGAATAGGGTCTACTTCAAATGACCAAGTAAAAGGCAACATGCAATCCTTGTATAGAAATACAAATCCATTTGGAACGCAGCCAAACCCGTGGCAAATGAAGGTTGGTGGTCATGGCTCAAGTCAGCAACCAATCGACTTAACATGGTTATTAAAATGATTATCTTATAAAAATATAACGAGTATATATTTATACTTTAGGCGCTCATATATATACAATACTTATGGCTGATCAAAAAGACTTATTTAGTAGACTGAAAAAGATGTTCTCTACGGACGTTATTGTTCGTAATGTGGGCGGAAAGAAAATCAAAGTTGTAGACACAGATGAAATACAATACGCAACAGACAGAAATAGTTTGCGCGACCGTTTTAATCGCTTAAGAAGTTCAACATATAATCTTCATAATCGCGATTTGAGCATGGCATATCAGTCAAGCCGTCTTGAGTTATTCAGAGATTATGATGTAATGGACATGGATCCTATCATTGCATCTGCATTGGATATTTATAGCGATGAATGCCTTGTACCAAGTGAGTTTGGTAATGTTCTTACTATTCGATCCAAGAATGAAAATATCAAGCGCATTCTTCATAATTTGTTTTATGACATAATGAATGTTGAGTTCAACATGTGGAGTTGGACTCGTAACATGTGCAAATATGGAGATTTCTTTTTGCGCATGGAAATATCTCCCGAGTATGGTGTGTATCTTGTTCATCCAATCAGTCCATATGAAATCACACGCATAGAAGGTAGTGATCCAAAGAACATCAATTATGTAAAATACCAACATGATGGTGTTGGCGGCGGAATGGAATATGAAAATTTTGAAATCGCACACTTTAGACTTTTGAGCGACAGCAATTTTCTTCCATATGGAAAATCGATGGTTGAACCAGCACGCCGTGTATGGAAGCAATTGAGCTTAATGGAAGATGCCATGCTTATTCATCGTATCATGCGTGCACCAGAAAAGAGAATATTCTCAATTGACGTTGGCAATATTCCTCCTGCTGATATTGACACGGCGATGCAAAAAATCATCAGCCAAGTCAAGAAAGTTCCATACATTGATGAGAAAACAGGAGATTATAATCTAAGATTCAATCTTAACAACATGATTGAAGACTTTTATCTGCCTGTTCGTGGCAGTGACAGTGGAACAAAGATCGATACGTTGCCGGGAATGGAATTCACTGGTATTGATGATCTTGAGTATATTAGAAACAAAATGATGGCCGCACTCAAGATTCCAAAGGCGTTTCTTGGATATGAAGAAGGATTAAGTGGCAAAGCGACACTTGCGGCGGAAGATGTAAGATTTGCTCGTACTATTGGGCGCATTCAGCGCATTCTTATTTCCGAATTAACCAAAATTGCAATTGTTCATTTGTATGTTCAAGGATATCAAGATGCATCTCTTGTTGACTTTGAATTGGAACTAAGTAATCCAAGCACAATCTTTGAACAAGAAAAATTGGAAATTTGGCAAAATAAAATCAATCTTGCATCGGATATGAAAGATAGCAATATGTTTAGCAAGACATGGATGTATAACAATATATTCAATATGTCAGATGTTGACATTGAAACATTGCAGAATGAGGTTGTTGGTGATAAAAAAGAAGAATGGAGACTGCAACAAATTACTGATGAGGGCAGCGATCCTGCGTTTGCAACTGGTGGAGGTGAAGGTGCTACTGGTGGAGGTGGTGCAGCACCTGAACTTGGTGGCGGTGAAGGCGGTGGGGCGGAGGCTGGTGGAGAAGCTGGTGGATTGCCTCCGCTTGAAGAAGAACAAAAAGCCGACGAAGCCATTATTGACGAAGAAACAAGAAAAGATCGTGAACGTGGAAATCGCGATCAAACAGGAAACAAGGAAAAATATACATCTTCGCACACCAAAAACTTTGGGGAAGATCCTCTTGGTAACAAAGAAAACAAAGAAAAATCAAAAACAGAACGCAGAACTCGTCATATATACAGAAGCTCTGGATTGTCTTTAGAAGAAGATTTGAAGAATATAAAAAACTCCTTGAAAAGCAAGCATGTTAATAAACAAAGAAAGGTAATTGTAGAAGGAAAATCCATATTAGATGAATCCAATATCATTGAAGAGGATAAACCTCTCTAAAATTGGGGTTTTTATCAACCATGCTCATATTTATAAATAATAAAATTGTATGAAGAAGCTGAAACACTCTAAGTATAAGAATGCAGGTATATTATTCGAATTGTTGGTGCGTCAAGTTACTGCCGACATTCTTAACGGCCAAGAGGACTCTAAAGCAAATGGAATTCTTCGTAAGTATTTCAGCGAGTCAACAGAACTTGGTAGAGAAAATAGATTATATAGAATCATTTTGGAAGAAAAAGCCAAGGATACATCAGCCGCCGACAGACTTCTTGAAACAATATTGCGCACCAGAAAAAAGCTTGATGAAAAAGCACTTAATGTTCAAAAATATAATTTGGTAAAAGAGATCAGTGAAAACTATCCAATTGAAGACTTTTTGAAGGGTAGTATCAACAATTACAAGCTTCTTGCCAGCATATACAAGGTTTTTGATGAAAGTGTAAATGAAGTTGTTTGTGATCCACGCGAAATTTTCCAAGCTCGCAGCTGCATTGTTGAAAGCATCATATCCAACAAGACACCAACTCGTCTTGTAAGTGAAGATGAAAAGAAGGATCTTATCAAGGTATATCAGCAGCAAAATGAAGACGTTCGTCTTCTTGCATACAAGCTTCTTGTTGATTCATTCAATGAAAAGTACAAGGGATTGGACGATAAACAAAAAGTTCTTATTCGCGAATATATCAATAATGTAAGCAACACAAATTCATTGCGTGAATATATCAATGCCGAAGTTCCATTTGTTCGTGCGCAGATAATGGAATTGAAGAGTAAGGTTGATAATGATGTTATCAAGATCAAGCTTGATGAAACACTCAATCAATTGGACAAGATCACCAAGGGAACACTTGTGAAGGAAAATCAAATCATGGCAATGCTACTCAGCTATGAACTTATTAAAGAATTAAAAAACCTAAAATAATACACATATGACACGCAACGAACTCAAACAAATCATTAGAGAAACAATTGAAGGTGTTCAGGCAGAAGCTGCCAAAGTTTCACCGTCTGGTACAACATATACTTTCAATCAACTTAACAAATTGCTAAGAGCAAACAAAATCATTGTATTTATTAAGTCCACGTATGATCAAGGACTCATTCAGATTGATAATGAAGACGGATTTTTCATGGACGAAGGTGATGATGGTGATCAAGCAGTACATGCTGCTGGGGGAGGTTACAAGTATGAATTTGGTGCAGACTTTGAAGAAGTATATGTTGCTCAAAAAGTGAATCTTAAATAATGAAAGATACCAAACAAATCATTCGTGAACTTGTTGAAGAAGTCATAGAAGAAATGACAGCAACTGGTGCTGTTGCTGGTTATATGACTCCAGCGGCATTTCGTGGTCACAAGAGCAAAAAGAAGTCAGCTGAAAAATCAATGCCGGGAGGCAAAGTTGTTGGTAAAGAAGATACGGATGATACCACAGTAGGTGAAGGTGAAACACTTACACTTCGTCGTGATGCACACATAATGGAAGCTCGCAGTCGCTATCGCAATTTCAAAGAAAGCGACATGATGAAAAATCATGCCAAGATTTCATACGGTATTAATCAAGCCAAGAAAATGCTTGGTGAAGTTGAATATCTGGTTGGAATCTGTGAAAGATTGAAGACAGAATGTGGATATAGCACAAATAATTTGTGGGCACGTACTCAACCAGACATGAAAGAAATCCACAATCGTCTGAAGGAAATCGCCAAACGAATCAACAGAATGGGAAAACAATAAGACTATGAATCTAACCGACATTGCCAAGAAAATAATCAATGAAGACAGTTGGGGCACATTTCCATCTGCTGGTGGAAGCATGGCACCCGGTCGTTCTCCTACCGCAGTGTCTCCGGGACCAACCGCCAAAAGAGTTGACATTTCAAATCTTTACAAGAATTTCAAACTTGAGTTGGAAAAGCAAGAAGATGCACTCATTCAAAAATTTGAAGCTGATCTTAAAAAGAGCTTTTTGAAGAAAGTTGTAACTGTAAAAGCATCCAAGGGATCTGTTGGCCAAATTGAAAAGGAATATAATGTTACTGTCAACAACATTGATGTTCGTTATATGAAAGACAAATATTATGTTGTGTTCACTGGTAAAGAAGGTAACGCATCTGAAAGTGAATATTACTTGGACGATTCTATCATAACTGTGGATGATTCACCTGCTTCAATTTCAACCGTTGGAAGAACAGGTGGCATGTCAGTCCCAGAAGATGGCACCGCTGGAAAGAAAAACATCTTACCTCAAGGATAATACAAACATATGAGCAAGCAACTACTAGTCGATTTTATTCCATTTGAGATTTCTCCTCAATTGTTAAGTGAAGCCAAAGCAAATCCAAATGCACCATTGGTATTAAAGGGACCATTGCAGAAGGCTGGAGAAAAGAACCATAACGGTCGTGTATATCCACGCGAAGTATTGGAACGTGAAGTTGAAAAGTATCAGCAAATCATCAAGGAACGTCGCGCACTTGGTGAACTTGATCACCCAGACAGTTCAGTCATCAATCTTAAGAATGTATGTCACAATGTAACAGAGTGCCATTGGGAAGGCGATACTGTTGTTGGTACAATTGAAATTCTTACTACACCAAGCGGTAACATTGCTCGCGATCTTATTCGTAACAATATCCGCATTGGTATCAGCAGTCGTGGATTGGGCAGTGTTCGTCAAATGAACGAAAATACAGTTGAGGTTCAAGATGACTTTGAACTACTTTGCTTTGACCTTGTATCTTCGCCTTCAACACGCGGTGCATATATGAATCTTGCCGAAGGAATCAATCGTGACAAACAATTGATTGGTGGTACACAAGATCGTAAAGACATCAACAAGTATTTGAACATTGAAAATATCATTCGTGATATTCTTTCGGAAACACGTTGACATTATGAAAATCAAACTAAGCGAAATTGCAAAGAAAGTAATGGAAACAAACAGACCTGCACCAATCATGCTGAATGGAAAGCAAGTTGAAATGGGCTCAATCGAACTTGCGGACGTTGATCCAAGAGATTTTCCAGATTTTTCAGATGCGTATATCTCACACGCCGAGTATGTTGATGGAACTCCATTGACAGCTCAGGAAATTGAGCAGTTGGAAAAAGAAAATTATGGGTTGGTCAATGATCTGGCTCACGGTAACATTTTCTAACAAGTTGATATATATTTATAAAACATGAACAACAAGATAACCAATCCACTTCTTAAGCAACTTATTTCTGAAATTGCTAGTAAAGCAAATGAAGGAAGATTTGGATACAATCTTGTAAAGGAAGCAGACGCTAAGAAAGAAGATCCATTGGGTGATATACTTGGTGGAGAAGGTGGCGGTGAAGGCGAAAAGCAAGCGGTACCATCAGCCGCTCCATCAGCTGCACCAAAGGCACAGGCAAGTAAAGACGCTGCAACTGCTCCTTCGACGGATGCTGCTGCCGATGAAGCTGGTGCAGAAGATCCAAAAGAACTAGAAGCCGACGCCGCTAAGAAAAAAGCAGAGGTTGAAAAAGCAAAAGCTGATCTTAAAAAGGCAGAAGATGAGCTTGAACAAAATGCATATATCAAATTGAAGTCAGACAGCGGCGTCAAATATATGATTGGAAAAATTATTGGACAATCATTCAAAACAAATACCATAGATGCGTTGGCATCTGAAATGGCGCAAAAATTGAAAATAACAACTCCAAATGATGCAGATTTGTTTGAAAAAGATATGGCATTGTATAAAAGCATTCCCGGAATGGTTGAACTAATTGCAGCCATAAAAGAATTGGCCGTGGAAGAACCAAAATCTTCAGAAGAAAAATCTCCAGAATAAAATATCAATTTATGAATACATTGAAACTAAGACCACTTATCGAAAATTTTCAAGCTCCTTCAGAAGCTCCAAAAAAAGAATGGACCAGTGAATTAAAGAAAGCTGCATTGGAAAATATTGGTTGTTACAATGAATATGCTCAACATCTTCATCGCGAACAAAGTTTAATGGAAATATCACATAAGCTTTCTGAAATTGTAAAGAATGCCGAAGAACTTGCATTGCACGAAACAGAAAAATCATCTACCGACGGTAAACATTGGTT